ACTGTTGCCTGTAAGTAATAAAAGTATCATCCTATTATACATCTGAGTGCAGAGGGAATTAATATAGGACTTCATCTATTGGACTTCATACAATAGAGGCTTTTTGGTGAGGCATTAACCATTATTTTTATTCACACACACATTAAACTTATATTACACATGAAAAGTATTATTCTTATTTTTATTTACATAGGGACATTTATTGGCTTGTTCCTATTCTTATCTCTTATTGGTCTATTATGGAATGATTCATATAGGTCTATTATTGCAGATGGTAATTGGTTCTTTCTTTATAGTGTTGTATTTGGTTGGTGGCTTGCTGCTTTTCCATCTAGAGAATACTATTTACACAATGAAGATTATTTTGAACGTTATTTATAAATTATTGACATGAAAACTATTAGCTCTCTGAGTTTACATCCTATAGGGTTTAGATGAGAGCATTTTTACATTAAATAATTTAATTATGGGAAGCGTATTAGATTTTATAGAATGTCCTAATTGTAAACACGAAGCATCTGATGATTTCTATTACAAGACAGGAGAAGAATATATATTCTGTCAGAATTGTGGCTATAATAGAAGTGCTACAATTATTAATAGAGATAAAGCCCTTAATGAGCTTTCTGATGTTGATTGGAAGATTGAAGAGAATAAACACCCTTTTGGTGCATATAGAATATCTACACGTGGTAATATTGGTTATCAATGTGGATCATTATCATCTGAACAAGAATATAATGATTTAAAGACTGATGTACTAATAGATCCAGATTTAGATTATGCATCTATATCAAGATTTATAGATGGTGAAATAAAAGAAGAAATATTAATTAACCAAATTAAATAATTGTCACTTATGTACGTACCCTTTAATATATATACGATATGTATATCATTCGTATTACAAGAAACCTTTTTAATTCATAACAATTAAATTCACACACAATGAAAAGAACAACCTTTTTACTACTTATGACCATATTTATGATCATATGTACAACAACAATGATCTTTGCAGCATTCTATGTAATGCCTCCTAACAGGACAAACTTTGTATTCATCACCTTATTATCTATTATGGGCTATCTTGGTGCAATGTTGTACTTTGACAGCTATTTAACAGAAAAAGGAGGGAAAGGACTATGAAAACATTAGAGAACTTTCTAGCAGGCTTTATAACAGCAGGTATCATCTGTATGATTGTATTTGCATTAACATCTTGCTCCTTAGGGAGACGTGGAATGAAGAATTGTGATTTTATTCAAAATAAAATGTCTGGATATAAATATTAAATCTTATTTTTGTGTGAGCCCTGAAACTTGAAGAAATAGCGTAGGGGCTTATATAATATTAAAAACTAATCCCATGTTCACACAAGCAAAACTGATTCTTAAATCTTATTTCCCTATTAAATTAGAGAAAGGTATGTGGTTCTTAGGTATGCAACATAAAGAAATAGTTGTATATCAGCTTACTTTTGATATAAACAATGAAGAGCAAAAAGAGATATACATGCAATTAAATGGTGCACCTGTTGAACCATACATATATTTAGAAGGTAATCCTAATGTACCTGATGAAACAAGCTTAATGGCTGAACCAGAACAAATAGGCTGGTTTGATGATGGAGAGCATACAGATGATATGCATGACATTACGCTTGTAGAGATTAATAACATTCTTGAGAATGGTGGATATTGTGATATAGAAGTGGAAGAAGAACATCTAGATGATGATGAAGCAAGTGATTATATTAAAATAGTTCCTGTGTTATTACAAGGCAAAGTCACTATTAGATATGAAGATCCTTATGATGACGAAGGTAGATTTGATGATGAAGAAGAATATATAGACGAAGAAGATGAAGAAGATTGGGACCATCATCCACATTACGATTATTAACAATTTAAAATGAAAAAGCTTATGCAATTCATACTATTAAGGTTATTTGGACACAAGAGTGTCACAAATCTACAAATATCCAGCCCAAAGTTTAGATCATCTTATCCAACTAATAGACCATCATTACAAGAATGGGCTAAAGAATACAGGTTTGGAATGCTATATGACAGAAAGATAATATATATGGATTAGGTCTGGTGTGTGGATTGAGCTCTCAACATTAATTTGTTGGGAGCTTTTTTATTTATTATCAAAAACAATTATATGCCATTACCAAGAGTGCTAGCTACAGATTTATTAAAGCATAGAGCAATACATAAAGCTAAGAATGGTGGTAAAAAAGTCTATCTTATATTCTGGGTTAACTTTAGAACAGGAGAAATAATTGACTCACTTACACATTCAAATCTTACATGTGATAAGTTTCTATCTGATAAAACAAATATAGAATGCGAAGACTTTACAATATTTAATCATTAAAACACACACACATCATGAACGCAACATTAGTTTATTCATGCAAGCCATATAGAGCTGCATATGAACCAAGCCCAGCCACAAAGCTATTCAACGCTATTCTTAAAGAGAAGTTTGTAAGACTAAAGTCTACAAGAATCACTATGAAGAATAACAATTATGTATATCATCCAACAGATGAATACAAAAGTTATTTAGTTAGATTTCGTGGTTTAAACAAATAGTATTAACTTTGTTAAGCATAGAGAGAGATTGGTGCCTTATTCACCAGTCTTTCTCTCCCTGCTTACATTAAAACAATTATTATGTGGGCAATTATACTTTCCTTAACAATATCATCTGTAATAGCAATAGGATGGGCTAGTGGCATAGGTAGAATGCATGAGGAATATCCTGATTATGATGGAGATGATTTCTTAAACAACGATATATGATACCTTGTATTTGCATTGATGACAGCAGAAGACCTAGAATGGTTCCTGCTAACAAATGGCTGGTTAAAGACCAGGAATATCATGTAATTTATACAGTGACTGTGCTTCCACAGAAACAATTAGCAGTTCATTTAGCTGAAATAGACCTTGATGAATCATGTAAGCCTTATGAATACTTTCTTAGTTCACGTTTCGCATTCACACAAGAAAACTTATTACTCTTGATGGAATTAATTAAGGATTGCAGTGAGACAGATTTCTCTATTGAGGAGCTATTAGAACAAACAGAAACATATGAAACATAAATTTAACAAAGAAGCAGGAGTTTGGTACATAGACCTTCCTGCATTTATAAATGCAAACATAGGCACAAAAGCCAATCTTATGATGGTGGCTGGTGCTGATACATTGTTAGACACAATGTCTGATAATGGAGATACAATAACATTAACACTTGGTGAAGAACCATTTGATGGATATACAGATACACTAGTTAAAACAGGAATAGGAAAAGATCAAAAGCTATTAGACTCTTACAATCACCCTCAGGTGGAATATGGAGCATATTATACAGCTGTTGAACGTAATCACAATCTTTGGTTGTGCCCTGTAACAGAATATGTATTTAACGGTAGTTATCCTGATAAGATATATGTTAAAAAAGAAAGTTAGATAATGGATTAAAACGTGAACCCTGGTATTTCTATACTGGGGGCTTTATTTTAAATTAGTTATTATGGAAAAGTTAAAAGTTAAATTCAATAATGGTAATCTAGCCATTTTATGCTCAGGATGTAGTAAGATTCTTAAAACAGGTAAAGAATTCACAGATCAAGAGCGTGAATACATTAAAGGTCATATAGAGCTAGCTCCAAGATATTGTGATGAATGTAATAACTTGTCATTAGAGGAACATCCCACTACTTGATGCGTTCCCTTATACTACACATTATTCAAAGGAAAAATGTAATCAAATTACATTTATTTGAAGGAATATTTTGCAAAAGGTAGTGAAAACCACAGCTTTGTGCAAAAAAGTTCTTTTGACATATAGTTTTGTAACAAATTTATATAGTTATTTGTTACAGGGAAATCATATTATAGTAGGAAATATTCTACAAAAAATGCGTTTTAGTGGAAAATAATCTACAAAATCACAATATAATGTTTCAAAGCGTGACAAATTGGAACGGTTTGATACGCATTGATACGATAATATACGAATAATAAAATAAATTTAAACTTATGACAGCAGTAAATTGGATGATTGAAGAACTAATTAAAAAACATGTAGGAAAAGTAGGAAATGAATATGTTGAAATCTTTGAAAAAGCCAAAGAAATGGAAGAGCAACAAACAGAAATATCAGATGAGGAGATAGAGAAAGCAGCAAGAGATTATGATAATGGTGATATTTATGGACCACCATTAGTGAATTTTGAACAAGGTGCATTTTGGTATAGAGAAAAATTAAAATCAGGTGCATTACAAGAAAAATAGGTGCAAATCATTAAAATCAATACAATGACTGAAGAAATAATAGCAGAAAAAGCCTCAGAGTTTGAATACACTGATGGTATATATGGATTTAAACAAGGTGTTAAATGGGTTATGCAACATTACAATCTAAAAGATGATGATACATCTGGAGTGTCTGTTGATCTTAATACATACACAGTTTCTAATAATGGGAAGTTGTTAAAGCTTCCTACGAAAGTGGTGAAATTAATCCACTATTTCATAATGAATAAAAACAAGGTGATTACGAGACAAGAACTTATTAGTAATATGTGGCATAAGGATGTTGTTGTAGGAGAAAGAACTGTTGATGTACATATTAGAAAAATAAAGATTGCTCTTGGTAATAGTAAATGTATTCAAACATATAAAGGTGTTGGATACAAATGGGTTTTATAAAGTTATTTCATATCTTTGTTGTCAGGGTATTCCTGACAATACATACATAAAACATAAATCATGGAAAATCTTTACGATTATCTCCTTCATTACAACCATTTTGATAAACTATGGAGTGCTATTCCAAGAGATCAATACAATGCGTATTGGAGTAATAGAAAGGTGGAAGGTGTAATAAAATCAAAGAACATTAAAACACTAATTGAATTGATTACAAGAGGTGAAGAATTCATTAAAACAATTGAATAATGAATGTACTGATATATGATATAGAAACCATGCAGGAGTTATTCCTGGTTGGTATATATGATCCTACCACAGAGCTTTACTTTGAGTTTGAAGTGAGTAAGAATACAAATGAGCTTGATTCATTTGTTAGATTCACAGAAGCACACAAAGAACACTATTGGGTGGGATATAACAATCTTAGGTTTGACAGCCAAGTGGTTGAATGGATCTTGAGAAACTATGAACAATGGCATGAGTTAGGAGCCCTTGAAATCACTGCTAAAATAGCCCAGAAAGCTGCTGATGTTATACATGATGCAAACTTTGATGTATTCCCTGAATATAAAGAAGAATGGTTAACATTAAAACAGTTAGATCTATTCAAAGTGAACCACTACGATAATAAAAATCGTAGAGTTTCACTAAAAAGATTAGAGTTTGAAATGGATCTAGAGAACATTGAAGAAATGCCTATTCATCACACTAAAACAAACATGACAGATGAAGAGATATATCTCTCCAAAAGCTATTGTAATAATGATGTTTTGGCGACTTATGAGTTTTACAAGGTAACCACTGGTGATACTAATCATCCATTATATCGTGGAAACAATCAAATAGAGTTGAGACAAGATATAGAAGCAGAGTTTGGTATTCCATGTTTAAACTATTCTGATTCAAAGATAGGTGATGAGATGATTAAGAAGTTCTATTGTGTAGAGAAGAACATAAACCCTTCTGATCTACCAAAGAAAGGAACATTTAGAAAATCCATTCCTGTTAAGAATTGTGTAGCTGAATATGTTACCTTTGAGACTCCAGAGCTTAAAGCGTTCTATAAGAGAATAAGATCAATGAGCCTTGGATTACAAGATGATTTCAAAGAGACAATAAACTTCTATAATAATGCATACACTTTTGCAAAGGGTGGACTTCATACTGAGAATGGTCCAAAAGTTTTTGAAGCCACTGATGATTATCTTATCATTGATTGGGACGTTAGCTCTTATTATCCTGCTATCATCATTAATAATGGTCGTTACCCTCAGCATCTTGGTAAAGAGTTTCTATCAGGATATAAGAAGATGTTTGAGAAGCGATTAGAGCTCAAACCACTAGCTAAGAAGGACAAACGTATAGCTGGTATAGTTGGAGCCCTTAAACTGGCTGTAAATAGCGTATATGGTAAGAGTTCTGATATGCAGAATTGGATTTATGACAGACAATTGACTATGTTCACCACTATTACAGGTGAATTGAGTCTTTTGATGCTTATAGAACAGTATGAACTCAATGGTATACATGTTATATCAGCTAACACTGATGGAGTGACAATACTTGTAAAAAATGCAAGTTTTGATAAAATGCAAGAGATTAATAAGTGGTGGATGGATTTAACTACATATGAGCTCGAACGCACTGATTATCAGAAGATTATATTCTCAACAGTAAATGATTATTTAGCAATTAAAACCAATGGAGATGTTAAAAAGAAAGGTGATTTCCTTACAGATTTTGAGTTACATAAGAATAAGTCTGCTAGGGTGTGTTCTATTGCCCTTGAGCAGTATTTCGTTAATAATGTTGCTATTGATGACACTATCAGAAATCATACAAGTATTTATGATTTCTGTCTTAGACAAAAAGCTTCAAAAGACTTTCATTATGAAGGAATTAATAAGACTACAGGTGAGAAAAATGTTTACAATAAACTTATTCGCTATTATGTATCTAAAAGAGGTGAAAAACTCCTTAAAGTAAAGAATGAAAACTGTGACACTAATGCTGCTGATGTTTCTCAAGTTGAAGCAGGTGAATGGGTGATGCATGTATGCAATCATCTTACAAAAGATCATTCTCTTGATAACATCAATTATGATTATTATATAGAGAGAGCAAATAAGATTGTACATAAAATTGTTACAGAAGGTAGAAAAAGAAAAATTATTATCAATCCTGATCAACTTTCGTTATTTTAGCGTATATTTGCGTATCAAAGCGTATAATATGACTAGTATAAATCGTACAAATATTTGTGATCATTTAGTTGATTATGAACTTGAAATGATAGGTAGGACAATGTCTGAAGCCTATAAGACTGAGAATTGGTTCCATGAATGGACCATGACAGAAGAACAACACACACAGTTTAAAGCTTATTCTATTCCTCTTATTAAAAAGGTTTTTAAATGTAATAAGAAGAGAGCAGAGGGCATATTTAGCTGGTTTGATCTTAGTTTTGGCCTTCGTATTGATAACGAAAAAACAGATAATTATGAAGACTTACAAAATCTTGAGCTCTGAGGACGGAGTTTTAACATTTACAGAAGATGATCTCATTTACACTCTTTATGCAACTAATGAAGATGGTGAGAATATAACTATTATAAAAGCTGTAGATAATGGTAATGGGTTTCATTTTATAGACAATGTACCTAATAACATGGACTATGCTTATATAGATTACATGCGTTTATTTCTTAATTTAATTGGTAAAATGGACGATAGCTTATATGATTCCTATATAATAACAGAACCTATAGGACAAATTTAAAGACATATGAAAAAAGATAATAACAAGGCTCACTTAGGTGGGCCTTTTGCTATTATAGGACTAACATTATTGTTAGCACTATTACTAGTAACAAAGACTTCTTGTACAACAGAAGCACAAACACCTGAAGAAGATAAGGTGTACATAGAGATTGATGGACATCAAGTGGAATTGGTTGCTGATGAATATGGTAACCAATATTTAAAACAAACAACAGGAGGTGCATATATGTACATTCCCTTTCAAGGAGAAGTGGATGATGAAACTGATTCAATACAATTTTATAACACTAAAAACTAATAACAATGGGAGCATGTCAATTTACTAATTCAGGCAGAGGTAAATCTGCAAGAGATGTATTTACAAAGTTGCAAGATGCAGCTACAAGAGAATATGGTGATGATTCCTACAATGGAACTATTAGCACTGTACCAGGGTTTAATGACATTACTAATGATTGGAAAAGAAGTAAGAAAGATCTTGATGGTTTTATTGCTGAAAGATTAGATGGTGCAAACAAATATGATTGCTTTTGTATTTGTACAAATCCACCTGTAGAGAACAAGAATAAGACTAAAACACAAGTGAAGCATGTAGTTACACCAGGAACAAAGAAATGGATTCTTTTATATTGTGTTTATGAAGCATGGAGTGGTAGATTTATAGCATCATTTAATAATAAAGGTGATGCTGTTAAAAGAGCACGTGAGATTTCAGAGAAAGAACAAGCTGAAGTTCATGTAAAAATGGAAAAGAAGCTTGATAAAGGAACACCTTTAACAGCTAAAATTACCTATAAACAATCCACTACAGAGAAAGATGGACATTATGTATTCTTTGGTTATGCAGCAGAATAAACTTATGGAAACACGTTCATCATTCCCCAAAACTAGATATGATGTCTATTTAAGACATAGACTAGTGAACACTTATATCACCAGCAGGTTAAACTGTGAATATGTATTGAATTTTATAAAAGATGCATATAATGGTGCTCCTGAGCTCTATTTAAAAGTGACAAGAACAGTGGATGGTGAAACTACTGTTATTTATAAATCAAGTGATAAAAATAATATATGAGAGAAAGAAAAATATATCAAATCATAGATGGGAATTCTAAATATAGAAGTTCTATTCTATATAATGGAGAACAATTAGACTATATATCTGACAGACAAAAGCAGGCAGTTGTATATACACTTGATGAAGCAAAAAGAGTTGCTAAATATTACATAGAGGAAAAGAACATTCCTGTTATGATAGAATGTAGAACAGTTTACTCAAAAGGAGACATATGAAAATAAATATTGAAGATTTTGAAAGGGAATTTGACAAAGATTCCGTATATTTGCTAGAGCAAAAACTCCTCGAAGAAAAGCAATTCTGGAAGTGGTATAACACAACACACAGAAAACCTGCTCAGATAGTTGTAATTAACGAAAGCAAATTAAAAGAATCTCATGAGCAAACTCTCAACCCTGAAGTTCTCCCATTTTGAACAAATACATAAAAATGGCTACAATCTAGATATGGTGTTTTTACTAACACTAGCTGAAGAAGATGTAGATATTAAATCTCTTTGTGCAACATCTCCTAAATTGGGGGTGTTGTACCAAGGGATATATAGAAAAGGTCTTGTAACAGAAGACAATAAGATTACACTAGCTGGTAAAGCTGTGTTAGAGTTTCTCAATAAAACATCTCCTGAAGCTCCCTTAGTTAAGAAGAAGGTGATAGATGATGACTTTAATAAATGGTGGAAAGCCTATCCAGGCACAGACACATTCAAACACAAAGGTCAATCATTCACAGGCACTAGAAGCTTAAGAAAGGAGAAAGAAGATTGTAAGGTGAAGCTTTACAAGATTTTAGATGAGGGAGAATATACAGTTGATGAAATGATTGCAGCCTTAAACTATGAGGTGTTACAAAAGAAAGAGAATTCTATTAAGCAGAAGGCTAACAAGCTCACTTATATGCAAAATTCCCTTACATATTTAAACCAACGTACATTTGAACCCTTTATTGAATTAGTAAGACAAGGGATAGAGATTGTACAAACAAATACAGGAGGTACTGATATATGAATTTTGAACATTTAAAGAATCAAGTGCAGGTGGGCATTGATGGTAGAAACACTGGTGTTCCTATGGGATTTAACAGACTGAATAGATATGTAGGTATTCGTAAGAGTATGTACTATCTTATAGGTGGACTAACAGGTTCAGGTAAAACATCCTTTATAGATGATGCATTTGTTCTAAATCCATTTGATTGGTATATTAGCAATCAGAACAAGACAGACATTAAGCTTAAGATTATATATCGCTCTATGGAAAGAAGTGGTCTATATAAACTAGCTAAGTGGGTCAGTAGAAAGATCTTTTTAGATCAAGGTGTTATTATTCCTGTACCTAAACTATTAGGTTGGACTGATAAGATGACTAAAGATGAGCACGATCTGTTCTTAATGTATGAAGAATATGCAGAGAAGATGAAAGATGTTATCACTGTGATTGATGGTCCAGAGAATCCAGTGGGTATTGCCAAAGAGCTAAAAGCCCATGCTGAAGAGAATGGTGAGATTATACAACTTGATAAGTATAACAAGAGATATGTACCAAATGATGAAAACACTATAACTATTGTTGTTATAGATCATATTGGTCTTTTGAAGCTTACAAAAGATCAACCAACTAAGAAGCAAGCAATTGATAAGATGAGTGATGAATTAAGATATGCAAGAGATTTCTTTGGATATACACCAGTGGTGGTGAGCCAGTTTAATCGTGATATATCAAATATTGTAAGATTGAAGAATGGTGATGTAGAACCTCAATTAGAGGATTTTGCAGATAGTTCTTCAACACAGAATGATGCTGATGTTGTATTAGCATTATTCGATCCATTGAGATATAAAGTACCAGATGCTTCAGGATACAATCTTGATAAGCTGAAAGATCAATATGGTGCTAAGTATTACAGAAGCCTTAGACTAATTAAGAATAGCTATGGTGAAGATGATGTGAGGATTGGTCTTGGTTTTCTAGGTCAGATAGGTATGTTTAAAGAGCTTCCTAAGAAAAATGATATGACAGAAGCAGACTATGATTCAGTGATTAACAAAACCTATTTCCTAAACAAATAAAACTATATGAAAGTTAAAACATTTAACACACTTCCCAGTAAGAAAGATCATTTCTGGCAAGTTGTATTGATTCCAACAGTGTGTGTGCTTAGAAGCGTTGAGATACGTGATCAATATACAGCTATCAACTGTGAGTGGTTATTTTGGTCTGTAACATTTTTAATTAATGACTAATGACTAAAGAAGATTATCTTAAATTGAGAGCAGGACAAAACTTTAACATTGTCCATGAATTCTACAAAGAGAAGTTTGATCACAGTAAACATTCTCCATTTTTATCCTTGATGGAATTAGCAACATTTCTACCAGCATTTGCTAATGTCAATATGATATTTGATAAGTGCTGCAGATATTATGATGAGAAGTTTGATGTTAAGATCTTATCAGATAAAGATGGGAATTTAATAAAAACATTATGACAAAACAAGATGAGTTACAGAAAGACTTTGTAGCTAAGACCATTAAGTTCTTTAAAACTAACAAAGCAGGTTATCTTGATCTTGCTATGAGGTTTGGTAAATGTAGAGTGACAATTGAGACTTTAAAGAAGATGATATCAGCTCATGGTACAGTTTTAATAGCCTATCCTGATAATAAGCTTAAAGAAACCTGGGAATCTGAATGTGTTCTTTGGAAATATAACAATCCTAATATTACATATGTAAACTTTAGTTCTCTAAAGAAGTATACACAATATGAATTTGATTTTATTGTAATAGATGAATTTCATAGCTGTTCACCAAATGAGAGAGAATATGCTAAAGAGATCATAGACAATTGTGAAAAAGCATTATGTCTATCAGGTACAATATCTGATGATACAAGGTTTGATTGGGAACTTCCAGAGATAGCTTCTTATTCTACAGCTGATGGTATAAATGATGGTATTCTTGCAGACTATCAAATAACTGTACACAAAGTGGATCTTGATGATTCTATTCTAACAAAAGATAAGAAGGGAAAGGAAAAGACAGAAAAACAGAGATACAGTGGATATACATGGGTTATTGAGAAGCTGAAGAGAGAACGTGCTAATTTTATGTTCATGGCTTTAGCTAGGAATAGATTGTCTCAGAGTTCTATAGGTAAGATGACTTATTTGAAAGCATTGTTACATAACATGCAGGATAAAAGAGTTATTATATTTACAGGGCTGGCTAATGTAGCTGATGATATAGGATGTCCTTCCTATCACAGCAAGTCTAAGAATGAAGATTCTTATACAGGATTTCAGGAAGGAAAACACAACCACCTTGCACTAGCTGCAATGGGTAAAATGGGTGTGACATATAAAAATCTTGATTCAGTGATTTTGCTCAACTTCACATATAATGCTGAAGAGAGCTCACAAATCCTGAACAGAGCTATCAAACTAGATTATCAGGGTAAGATAGCAGATCTTCATATTCTGTGTTTAAATGAGGCACCAGAACTGAAGAAGATAAAAGAAAGTCTCTCAATGTTAGATCAAAGTAAAATTAAGTATTTATGAAACTAGAAATGATTAAAGAAACTCAATGGGACAAAGAAGGAGCTTGGTATTGCATCTATCTTGATGAAACCTATATTGTAGGAAGTTCTAACCAAGAGAAGATAGACCGTATTTTTGCAGAAGCAATTTCTGATCCAGAAAATTATTTTAAAACTAAAAAAGAAGTTTTGATATCTGCAGAAATTAATGTACCTTTGTAATAAAAAAAATAAATTATGGCAAGCAAATTAATTGGGATTGTTGGTGCAACTGGAACAGGTAAATCAACATCCATCAAACATCTAGATTCAACAGAAACTTACATTATCAACGTAGCAAAAAAAGAACTTCCTTTTAAAGGATCTGAAAAACTTTACAACGCTGAAAACAAGAACTACAAAGAAGTAGATGACATTACAGAAATCACTCGATTACTTAAGACAATCTCTGAGAAAGCTCCTCACATCAAGAATGTTATCATTGAAGATTCAAATTACATGATGGCTTTTAGAATGGCTGATAAAGCTAATGAAGTGGGCTTTGCAAAGTTTACTATTCTTGCAAAAGATATGGTGGACTTATTTAGAGAAACTAGAAAGCTTCGTGATGACCTAAAAATCTTTTATTTTACACATCCTGAGACTATTGAAGATTCAGGTGAAATAATAGGATATAAGATGAAGACATCTGGTAAGATGTTAGATAATCAAATTGTATTAGAAGGATTGTTTACAATCTGTCTTTACACACTGGTTGAAGAAGCTAAAGATGGCACAACCACTTATAGCTTTGTAACAAATAGATTTAAGAAGTTTCCTGCTAAGAGTCCAGATGGTATGTTTAAGGATGTTAAAATCCCTAACAACTTACAGACAGTAGTTAACACAATAGACGAGTATTACATTTAATAACATATAAACAAGAAAAACATGAGCTTATCGTTAGGTAGCAAAAAAGAAAAATCACAGTCACAAGAGTTCACCAAGAAGGTGGGATTATTTAGTGCTAAGGTGTTGGCAATCAACCCTACAATTGAAGAGTACAATGACCTATTAGGCATTGAGTTAAAAGAAGACAGTAAAGTAACTGAGTATTTGAGTAAGAACCAAGATGGTAATACGAAACTTCGTGTTGACATATGGTTAGAAGAAATCAAAAACAAAGACAGGTTTAAATTAGTGTTCTTCCTAGAAGATAAAGAAAGAGTTAATAAGGATGGTACTAAGAAACAATATATCAATAATATTGGTGTGTGTTCTTGGTCTACAGATCCTAATGATCTTCCTGATTGGGTGGCTAAAGGCAGAGAATGTCGTGTAGCATATCTAGGAGAAGAAGATCTTTACAACTTCCTACGCACTTGGTTAAGTGAAGTTGATTATAAGGATACAGAGAATGTTCTTATGATGGACTGGAAGAAGATGATGAAAGGTAATCTTAAAGATCTTAAAGATCAGGTTGATGGTGCTTATTGTACTAACATTGGTGCATTAGCTACAATCAAAACTGTTATTAAGGATGAAGAAACTAAAGAATATCAAGGAGTTTATAACAAAGCGTTCATGTATGAAAGTGCTTTGAAAAACTTTAAGTTGGTAGACTTCAGTCAATCTAAATCTATTGAATCATTACGTTCTAAGAAATCTAAAGACTTAAAGCCTTATGAGAGATTTGTATTGAATGTTACAGGAGAATATGGTTGTAAAGACTATTATATCCTTAAAGATTTGAAGGATTACAATCCAGACGATAATTTAGTGGCATCTGATGATGTAATTTCTGAAGATGGTGCTGATTATTAATTGTTAATAAAATCAATAAAGCTCTCATCAGAAATGGTGGGGGCTTTTATTTTATACATACTTATATGAATTTAACAGGGAAAAGAGCAAAACTCACAATAGAAGAAATCCTCAAGAGAGTTACAGAGTATGATATATTTAGATGGTACATGCCCAGTAAGAATTGGAAGATTAATCAGGTGACTTATTCCCCATTCAGGAATGAGAAAAACCCATCATTTATGATTGGTAATAAGCGTGGTGTTCTATCATTCATAGATTTTGCAGATGACACTAGAAGAGGTGGATGCTTTGACTTTGTTCAAATGCTGTTCAACCTAGCTTCTTTGCATGATGTATTAAGAATGATTGATAGAGACTTTGGACTAGGAATTAGTAATGGTAAAGCTACAGAAGAATATAAAAAAGTTGTAGCTGAATACAAACAGCCTGAAGAAAGTAAGAGGTATTCTCTTATACAGGTGCAAACAAGACCTTTTACACAAGAAGAACTAGCTTATTGGAATCAATATCACCAAGATCTACAAGACCTCAGAGATAACAACATTTATTCTATCAAGAAGCTCTATTTAAACAAACAGTTGTTTAGCCTTAAAGAAACAGAACTTAGGTTTGGTTATCTATATAATGGACACTGGAAGATATATAGGCCACTTAATGAAAGAAAGAACAAATGGGTGCCCAATAATGTACCTATTACAGCAATGGATGGACTAGCAGACATAAAAGACTGTAGTACAGCCTTTATTAACAAGAGTAAGAAGGATTATATGGTGATGAAGAAAGTGTTCCCTTGTTGTTGTGCTGTTCAGAATGAAGGTGTTGCTTGTTTCTCTCCAGAGAATGTAGAGTATCTTAAGGCTAATTCAGATAGACAAATCTTATCTTTTGATTCTGATGTTGCAGGTGTTGCAAATTCACAACAAATAACAAAGTTATTTGACTTTGAATATACTAACGTACCACGTAACTATCTATCTGAAGGTATTAAAGATTGGGCAGATCTTGCTAAAGCTCATGGCTTAAAAGCTATTGAGGATTATTTAAAACAAAAACAATTATTATAATGGAAACAAAAACAAGTTATCAATCAGCAAGGAGTATATTAGTAAATGCTCCACTTCCACAACAAACAAGGACATACAAGCCTGTAGCACATGAACAACTTATTGATCTTACATTAACTGGTATTCACAATGCAGGATTTAAATTAGATGCTGAGCATTACTCATCAGCTAAAGATGGTCAAGTTGCTAATGGTAGATTCTCTATAGCTGATGTAGCAGATTCAGAGATGCAATTACAAATAGGCTGGCAGAATTCATATGACAAGAGCTTAACATTAAAGTTTGCTATTGGTACAAGAATATTCATTTGTCAGAATGGTTGTGTGTCTGGTGATATGGGTGCATTCAAGAGAAAGCATGTTGGAGAGATACAAAATTTCACACCATCAGCTATCACTGAATACATCAAATCTGCAGGAGAAGCATTTAGAAGAATGCAGGAAGAAAGAAACCACATGAAGACAGTAGAACTTACAAAGAGAACTAAAGCTGAGCTTATTGGTCGTATGTATTTAGAAGATAAGCTTATTACATCTACACAGCTTAACATCATTGGTAGAGAGTTAATCAACCCTACACATGATTATGGAGCTCCAGACTCTATGTGGGAATTGTACAACTATACAACATTTGCTATGAAAGAATCTCATCCAGCAGTATGGATGGATAATCATATGGGTGCTCATAAGTTCTTTGTGAACGAGAGTGGTATATTAGTGAGTCCTATGCCTGAGATTGTACAATCAGAAGCATTATTACAATTAAATTTATTCTAATATGAAATGGGAAAAGTTCAAAGACTGCTTTCATGAGAGCTGGCATGCTAAAATGCAACCTTTTATTGAGAGTGAAGACTGTGATCTTATTTATGCATATTTAAAGAAGGAATCAGGGAGGGGCAAGAAAATTGCTCCTCTTTCTTCCAATGTTTATAGATGTTTTAAAGAGACACCTCTTACAAATTTAAAAGTGGTTATGATGGGAATGTGTCCCTACCACACATTAAGAAATGATCAACCAGTGGCTGATGGTCTTCTAATGGGCTGTTCTACAACAGGGAAGTTACAACCTTCTCTAGAGCAATTCTATGGAGGATTAGAAAGAGAGCTATATAATGGTCTCAATCTTAAATATACAAAGAATCCAGATGTTACCTATTTAGCTAACCAGGGTGTATTAATGATTAATGCAGCCTTGACCACTGAGATTAACAAAGCAGGTTCTCACATAGCAATATGGGAACCATTTATTAAACATTTCTTTACATGCATTGAGACTGAAGGAGCACCTATTATATTCCTTGGTAAAGATGCAGCTAAGTATAAGAAATATGTAGCACCTTTCAAATGGACATTTGTCACCTCTCATCCAGCTTCTGCTTCTTACAAGAACACAGAATGGGATACAGAAGGAACATTTGGTAAAGTGAACAAAGTACTTACAGACAATAACAATTTTAACATCATGTGGCTTGATGAAAAAGCCCCTTTCTAGTTATGAGAAACATTAAATACGGAGGACAATTGGTCCCAGGAGATTTTATAGTGGTTAGTTTTTCTAACCATTTGGATTTTGGATGGTATGTAGGTGATGGTATAGGAGGAACATTACAATATTATTCTCTTAGAAGCCCAGCACTTTCATACGACAGATATGAAGAATGGCTAAAAGAAGAAGAAAGTAAAAGATCTAAATGGTCAAATAAGACATATGAGAAAGGATTTACAAGGAAGTGTTTATGGAAGTCTTATATAAATGCTGTACACAGTACAAGAGTACTTAAGCTAACAAATACAAATGATATATTTACAGAACAAGAAGACATAATATATTACGAAAAATCAAAAGAAGCATTACTAACATTAAATTTCATTAAGCAATGATTTTAGAAAAACAAACGGAAGCAACGGTTCAACAAGATGGTGAATCAAAAGACTCAATTGGTATGTCATTAGACTTAGATTCTGCACAAGTTTTGATGCAGATGTTAAGTAAGAATCTCTATTCAGATTCAATAGGCTCAACTATCAGAGAATGTGCATCTAATGCACTAGATAGTCACAGAAGAGCTGGACAAACAAAACCAATTGTTGTATCATTTAAAGCAGGAGAATCTAACAATCTAGAGTTCTCTGTAGAAGATTTTGGTATAGGATTAGATGCTGATGATGTAAAGAACATCATTAGTAAATATGGTAAGAGTACAAAGCGTAATAGCAACACAGAGTTAGGTATGATGGGCCTTGGTTTCAAAGCTCCTCTTGCTTATAGCTCTAGTTTCTATTTTGTATGTAGAAAAGATGGTCATGAGAGAAAGTATATGATGTATGAAGGAGAAGACACCAACACTATTGATCTATTATATGAAAAAACTACAACAGAACCTAATGGTGTTAAAGTGATTGTTCCTGTACAGTATTATGACAGAAATGATTTCAAAACAAAGATTAGAGAGCAATTAGCTTATTTTGAGAGTGTATATTTTGACTGTGGAGATCTTATAGATAATAACTTCTCTATCTTCAGGAATGAATTATTCCAATTTTCTGAATTAGCTAGTGAGTCTTATTTACATTTATGTTTAGATAATGTCTACTATCCTATTGATTTTCAGAAGCTTGGAATAAAGAATCAAATTCCTTTTCCTGTAGCTCTTAGATTTAGTTTGAGTGATGGGTTATTCCCCACTCCTAATAGAGAGTCTATTAGATATACCAAAGAAGGTAAAGATATCATCTTGAAGAAGATTACAGCTCTTGCTGATTTCTTTGTTAACAAGTATAATGAATCTGTAAAAGATACAGATGATATACATGCTCTTATGGACTATTATTCTAACACTGATAGATATGTAACCATTCTTAAGTCTAAGTATAATGCAGGATTGTTATCAGAATTTGCTACAGTGAAGTTCAATGAACCAAAGCTTAAAAATATTAACATCCTGAATATGAGGAAGATTCATAAAAACAGAGAGTATATTCTTAAGGAATATGATGTTAAATATAGAGTGGAAAGAAGTAAATGGAGAGAGTGTAAAAGCTATTGGGATACTGACATTCATAGGTATAATGGTTACAATAAAGCTAAAACTATTTATATTTTTAATGAAAGAATCTCTGGTCATAAGAAAGATTATATCAAGAGTATTTGTCCTACAGGTTGGAGTGAACAAACTATTATAGTTAAGCAAAATAAACCATTTACACTTGGTGCTGTTAGAGCTGGTACAGACTATCACACCTATATGGATATTCTTGATCTTAGAAATGTTCAAAGACATCTATGGAGAGCTGCTATTAAGGAGTTCCATTCTATTGTTGATATGTTCAAGAAAGATTGGTTAGATCTTGATGCTGTAGTGGTTCCTCAATCATTTATAGACTCTAAGAAGAAAGTGAAGGTGAAAATAGGTGTTGCTCCTGGTCAAAGAAGACAAAAGCTTAAAGGTGAAATCATTGGTAAAGAAGCTTCTCCACTTGAGAGAGATGTTCAAGGTCAGAATTCTAAATTTGTTCCTGCAGTTTATCAGTTAGAGAATGCTCACAAGCTTCCATATCTTCATGTTTATGGTGGTCAGGAGGATAAAGCAAGACTGGATCATCTATATGGTGCATTTAAGAAGTGCACTAGGGATATTAGATTTATCATGTTCTCTGAAAGAGAGCTTGCTAACTTGGAGAAAATAGAATTACATAACTGGATAAAACTTGATAAATTTATGGAAGGTATTAATAAACCATTTAAGAGAATTGTAACAGCTCATCTTATTGGAAAGCTAAAAGATCAGTATAAGCCTGTATTTAATAAGATGCAGCATATGGAAATGATTTCTAAAGATCTTTATGATAAATTAGAAACTCTTAATCAATATGAGAATGCTTACAATCCAGGATATATGTCTGGAGATACAGAGAAGATTATCTTTACTACGCTTCTTGAGGTGGCTGAGAAAAACAATCTATTTGATGGTGACATCTATCCTATTTATCAGGAAGTAAAAACTATTCTTGAAAAGTTTCCATTCATCAAATCTGTATTTGATGTGATGAAATCATGGGGATCTGATGATTCTCTACAACAAGTGGTTGTTGATCTATTGAAGTATAACAAACATAAGGTTAATTTAAACCGTTACACTGTTAAACTTACAGAAGATGCTCCTTTGGAAGAAGAATTAACAGAAGATACAATTGAAGAATTGCAGGACTAAAAGAGTGGATATTGCCCTTGTTATTACAACAGGGGTAATATCTACCCTTATTTACATTTTTATTTATAATTAAAAACAAAAAAACATGAGCACATTTAGCTTAGACTGGTTCAAACAAGAACTAGCAAAATTACAATTAGAAGAACAAAGATTGAAGAATGAAATGATGAGAGTTGAATTAGAGAAACAGAAAGTGGAAGAAGAGGAAGATGATGATTGTGACTGTTGTGATGAAGATGATTGGGATGATGAAGAAGAAGGTGATTACAAATGGGATGGTACACAAGATTTTTCTCATCTTGATGAGGAAGAGTATGTTCCATATGTAAAGCCTTATTTACATCTCAAGATGGTGAATGATATATTGACTATTGTATTACAAGATGGTCAGATCATTAGTAAGCCAAATGCTACACAAGATGATTTCAAAGCAGCACAGAATGCTAACACTGAAGCAGATTTGTTTGCTCTTGTTATGTCTCAAGAGGTTAAAGATGAGAAGATGAAAAGAGAAGCAGAGGTTTCTAGGATTAAGTCTATTCAGAAAGGTATGGAGTTCTTAAGTCAGTTTAAGGATTTCACTATATCTGAAAATAGCATCTATCTTACAGGAATGTCTAGAAGTCTTCCACAAATCCTTGTAGAAGAGTTCTTAGCTATCATTGGTGCATATGATCAATTACACCTATCTATTGAAGAAGTGGAGAAGTCTCTACCTTATAATGAGTCTTATTTAGGACTTAAGAGGTTCTTTATGTGGTGTTGCTTAAACCCAAGAGCAGAAGTGGCTCATGAGTTATATCGTTTCTTGAAAGACAATTCATTCAGAATCACTAAACAAGGTTTCTTTGTAGCCCTTAGGAATGTTGTAAGCTTATGTGATGATACTGCACTAGTAGATTTTGTAAGCAATTCTTACAATAAGATTAAGGCTATCTGGAAGAAAGATCCTAATAAATATGTAGTTGTTAGAAAAGATAATGAGTTATCTCTTATGACAGAAGATATTTATAGTATAATAGATTTTGATGGACAAATTGAAGGTAATCTAACTCAGTTATATCTAGAGCTTCCTGAAATGAAGAGCAATAGATATACAGATGATTGGACTAAGACATTTGACATTCGTGTAGGTAGACCAGTGAATATGCCTCTAAGTGATTGTAACTGGAGCACACAAGATTGTGCTGCTGCAGGATTACATTTCACAGCTGATCAAATTCATTATGTAGGATGTGGTGATACAAGCATGTTAATTCTAATCAATCCAATGAAGGTTGTAGGAATTGGTGCTCATAAAGGTCGTTGTTATGAATATCTTCCAATTATGACTGTTCCACGTGAGGAAGCTACAACTATTCTTCATGATCTAAACTTTGACACTCTAGAGCTAGATGATCAGTATGCTGTTCGCGAACTGGAATCATTAGCTGAGAGAGCACAAGCAGGATTTGTAGCAGAATCTCGTAAATATGACTTCAATATTCCAAATATCTCTATAGCAGAGATTCAGGATATTGCTCGTTCATTAGATCAAATGAGAGGTGAGATTGCTGACAGAATCAAAAATATAGATTAATTAAATTAGGAATATACCCCATTTATTCATATATTTGGGGTATATTTTAATTATATATCATGGCTATAAAGAAAAAAGCAATAAAAACAAAAACAGCAAAACCTAGAAAAGGTGCAGCACCTAAAACTAGAAATGCTGGAACCCTCACAGAATCTGCATTCTGGTCCTTTATTAGAAGTGGACTAAGACAAAAGAGTAGGTTTTGGAAACCAATTACAGAATGCAAGATGAAATCTCGTAGGGCTTATAAAGGTCCTAATAAGAGACAAAAGTTTGAATATTTGTGTAATGTTTGTAATAAATGGTTCCCAGAGAAGAAAATAAACATTGACCACATACATCCAGCAGGCTCATTGAGATGTGCAAATGACCTCCCAGGATTTGTTGAAAGACTGTTCTGTGAGCAGGAAAATTTACAATGCATTTGCGAGGGTTGTCATGACACAAAGACCAAAAAAGAAAGAAATAAGTCTTTATAGAAATTTAAAAATTGAAATCAACAAAGATGTATCTTTTGTTGAACATTGGTACGAAGGAAAAATAGAATATGATAACCAAGAACATTTGTTTTGGTTAATATATCCAAAAGGAACAGATGTAAATGGAAATTCTTACGAAATAGACATCCGTTGGTTCTTCCAGAGAGTTCCAAGAGAAGTGAGGGCTATGGTCCCATATATTATTGACGCATTTAAACAAAAAGCTCATGATGATACACGAACTGAGAAATCCAATTGATGTAGAAACACCATTAGGTTATGGTAAATGTATAGCCTGGTTAGACTATGGTCCAGATGTTAATACAGTTTGGAAAGTTGTATTCTATCACGATGGTAGTGTCAGGAACTTTTATGATGATGATGTGTATGTCCATCCTAACAAGATGGATGGGGGAGAAATTAAACCACATTTTAAAAACAATTAATATGAATTTAATAAAAACGGAAGCAATGTACAGAGCTATCCAAATGGATAGTTCTTCTAGTCTTAAGGAGTTTTCCATGGACAGAAAGAAATACTATAAAAAGTATATATTAAACGAAAGAGTGGAAGAAGCTGATAACAAAGCTGCAACCACTGGTAGGGTGGTAGAAACCCTATTACTAGAGCCTGAAGAGTTTGATGGTAGATTCTATCTATCTACATGCATGAGTGCTCCTACAGGGCTTATGTTAGCCTTTGTGGAAGGATTGTATAAATATACAATGCTATCTACAAATGAAGATGGTGAAGTGACTAGAGACTTTGCAGAGATCTGTAAAGATGCTCATGCTGAGTCTGGATTTAAAATAAAGCTTGATTCTGTCCTAGGCAAATTCATAGGAAGTGATGCAGAGATTTATTATAAAGAGATGAGAGAAGTGAAAGCTAAGGGATTGACAGTGGTTACAACAGAAGAAATAGGTAATGCTGAGAAGATTGTAGATGAACTTAGAAACAACTTTGTCACTTCTAGTGTAGTGAATCTAGTTAATAGTGCACGTTACACTATATATAACCAATTCCAAGTGGAAGGTTATGAAGTGGATGAGCATATGTTCAAGAGTATGATGGATAAGATTGTAATAGATCATGATTTACAAACTATTCAAGTGTATGATCTTAAGTGCACCTGGAGTGTAGAGAACTTTTATGAGGAGTATTATCTCTATCGTAGGGCTTATATTCAAGCTTATCTTTATTTTCATGCTGCAATATCTTTAACACAAGATCCTAATGGTGAGTTTTATGGATATACTGTTAATCAACCAAGATTTATAGTTTGTGACTCTACGAACTATTTCAATCCTTTGATATATACATTGACTGATGTAGATCTTGAGGATGCATATAATGGATTTGAACATAAAGGACGTAAGTATCCAGGTGTTAAAAACCTTATATCAAGCTTACATTGGGCTATTGAGAATAATGTATGGAACATCAGTAGAGATAACTATATTAATAATGGATTGGTAAATATAAAAGGAGGAAAATAAATGGAAGTGAAAAAAACAATAACTAGTATATTTATGGTGCCCACCCTTGGTATAAACAAAGAACTACTAAAGGATAATGGGTTCATAAATGGCTATTGTAGAGATGGAAAGAGAGAAGTGCAATATGAAAAGTCAATCTATCTACTCTTCAAACCAAAAGATCTAGATAAGTTTCGTGGTTTTCTTGATGGAGAATATGAGAGAACTAAGTATGTAATAGATGATTATGATTATGAAGATGGATTTGTTGTTATTGTTTACGAGCTCCATCCTAAATTTAAGAAAGACTTTGCTCTTGTTAGAGAAGGTCTTTATTCTAAAACATCGTCAGAATTTCAAGCTAAGTTTCCTAAGATTGTTAAGATTACACGTAATGGATTACACAAAGATGAAATATCTTTGCAATATCGTGTTTTTAATAAGACAGAAGATCTTAAACAATATTGGGAAGAAAAGCTTGGTGTTGAATTTGATGATGATTGGGAAGTTTGGGATGGATTTGAATTAGATAAAGAAACTCTTAACCTTGATAAAATTAAAGAACATGTTTAATGAAGATTTATTAAAGAAGCTCATTTCAGATTTTGGTGAGCTTCAAGCAATGTTATATTGCAGAATGGAAAGTGCTAAAAACGCTTATCAATTTGAAGATTGTATAAAGAGAGGTGAAGATAACACCTGCTCTCAATATGATTTTGAAAGAGATTGGTGGAAAGAAGCAGAGAAAAAAGTATCAGATAATATTAAAATTTAAATTATGGAAATGATTAATTTGTTAGAAGAACACCCTAAAACAACCATTGTTATAAAACAGTGGTTGTTAGATGTATTATTATCATCTATAGAAGATAGCAAGTTGCCTGATGATTTTAAAGAGTTTGCTAGACAACAGAGTATGGAAACTGAGCATGTAGCAGGAATGTTACAAAATACACCTCGTTCTATGTTTGATGTGTTTGACAATCAAGAATTGTACATACAAATTACTGGAGATAATAAACATGGGTGGAGCTGGGAAGTGGATGGATCTGTTGAAAATGCTGTATGTTCATCTAGAAAAGAAGCTGAAACAGCAGCTATTGTTGAAGCATTTAAAATCTTGGAGGCAAAAATATGAGACAAATAGATGAACAAACAAGAGATGCATTTATTGCTAAAAAGAGGTTTAAATTAAAAAATACAAAAATTGATATTATAGATGGAGAACCTCATTTATATTTACATGGATATTTAATAGCTAAGATAGAAGATGGTAATTTGTTAATCAATCATTGTGGTTGGGAAACTAGAACTACAAGCTCAAGGTTAAACTCCCTACCTGGTGTACAAATCAAAATGATCAAAGGAAAATTTAGATTGAACGAAATGGGATATATGAATAATGAATGGATAAATATAAATAGATTATGAAAGACCAAGTAGTGGACAATGTAATAGATAAATTCTATGACAGAAGTCAGGTGGGAATTACCAAGTATGGTACTACTCTCTATAACAACAACCAGGATAACTACTTCAAGCATTTACAAGAAGAGCTCATGGATGCAACTCTCTATCTTCAGAAACTTATGGATCTGAAGGAAGAGCTAACCATTTTGGTTAAAATGTATCCCAATGATGCAGAACTTGGAAAACTTATAAGAGGATTAATTATCTAATATTTTTCAAATCTTTGGTAAATAGAAGGGGATGTATTAAATTTGCATCCCCTTATTATTTACATAACAAATTAAAAACAAAAACACATGGATTTAGGATTAGAAGCCTTATCAAATCTGACCATTTTTAGCAAGTATGCTAAATTTAAGCCAGAATTTAAAAGAAGAGAACCCTGGGATGAAATAGTTGATCGCTACCAGGATATGATGATCAAGAAATACCCAAGTCTTAAAGATGCTATTGTAAAAAGTGCTGAGCTAATTAGAGCTAAGAAAGTCTTACCATCTATGAGAGCTCTACAATTTGCAGGAGTAGCAGCTGAAGTTAATAATGCTCGTATCTATAACTGTTGTTTCCTACCTATGGATGATTATAGATCATTCTCTGAGACAATGTTCCTATTATTAGGAGGAACAGGTGTGGGGTATTCTGTACAGAAGCACCACGTTGAACAACTTCCAGTGATTACAAAACCTGGTAAGAAGAAAACATATCTAATAGAAGATTCTATCATGGGATGGGCTGATGCTGTAAAGGTGTTATTTAAAGCTTATATGGAAGGTAAATTCCTACCTACATTTGACTTTAGAGCTATTAGACATAAAGGAGCTAGATTGGTTACAGCTGGTGGTAAAGCCCCAGGTCCTGAACCATTGAAATTGTGTCTCACACATATACAAGCTATTCTTGATAGAAAACAAGAGGGAGAAAGACTAACTACACTAGAGTGTCATGATATTCTTTGTCACATTGCTAACAGTGTTCTTGCTGGTGGTATTCGTAGAAGTGCTATGATTGCTTTGTTCAGTCATGATGATGAGGAAATGATTACATGTAAGTATGGGAATTGGTGGGAAACTAATGAACAGCGTGGTAGAGCTAATAACTCTGCTGTATTAGAGAGAGGTTCTGTAGGAGAAGAAGAGTTTCAAGCTTTATGGAAAAGAATTGAAGCTTCTGGATCTGGAGAGCCTGGTATCTACTGGACTAACAATAAAGATTGGGGAACTAATCCTTGTTGTGAGATTGGATTAAGACCTTATCAGTTCTGTAATCTCTAAACTTTCATGGAGATTTAAAACCCTGAGAATTGCTGGGAACTCTGACCACTTGAAGGTGAAGACAATCAGCAGCCGAGCTTAGAAATAAGAAGGTTCAACGACTAGTCGAAAGACGTACACTCAAGTGAGTGGAAGCACAGGGCCCTTGAAAAAGGTGATGATATAGTCTGAACAATATAGAAATATATTGATGAAAATTTGGAAATCTCAAATAAGTTCTGTAACTTTGTAAAAATACAAAACTTATGAGAGTAAATAGAGAAGGTTATAAAATATCAGAGACAGAACGAGAATGTACTAATTGTGGTACAATGTTCTTAAAAACCTCAAAAACAGTAACACTTTGTAATAAATGTAATTCTGAAAGAGTCAAGTGCACAGACCCTGAAGTAAAAATGTTACAAAGAGCAAAAAATCGAGCTAAATTAAAAGATTTAGAATTTGATTTAACTGTAAAAGATATAATTATACCGAAACATTGTCCTATTCTTGGAATAGAATTAGTTTGTAAAAGTGGAACATCAGGAGGTCAGAAAAACTCTCCTGCTTTAGATAGAAAAGATTCAAAAAGGGGCTATACTAAAGATAATGTACAAGTGATAAGTCATCTAGCAAATATGATGAAAAGTCATGCCACTGAAGAAGAGTTAATTGCTTTTGCAAATTGGATAATAAATTCTCTACCAAAGGATTCTAGTCAAGCTTAACGAACTTGATTGAACATGTTGGTGAAGTGAATGTTAGTGATGTTGAGAATCAAACAGATCTTAATGATCGTGTAACTGTAGCAGCGTTCTTTAGAACACTACAAGCTGGTTTTACAGATTTTCACTATTTGCGTCCAATTTGGAAACAAACTACAGATAAAGATGCTCTATTAGGAATAGGTATGACAGGAATTGGTTCAGGAAAGATTCTTGAGGCTAATCTTACCATAGCTGCTAATACAGCTAAAGTGGTTAACTCTATGATTTCTGCTATAATAGGAACTAATGAAGCAGCTAGAATAACATGTGTTAAGCCTTCAGGTACAACTAGTTGTGTTTTGGGAACAGCATCTGGTATTCATGCATGGCATGCTCCTTATTATTTAAGAACTGTAAGATTTGGTAAGAGTGAGGACATTGCAGCTTATATGATGGTAAATCACCCTGAATTATGTGAGGATGATGTTTTAAGGCCCAAGGATACACTTTGTGTAAGAATACCTATCAAGGCACCAGAAGGATCTATATTCAGAACAGAGACAGCTATAGACACTTTAGAGAGAGTTAAGAAGTTTTCTCAAGAGTGGATTTTACCTGGTCATGTTAAAGGAGATAATACACATAATGTATCAGCTACAATTTCTATTACTAATAGTCGTTTCTATACTATACAAGAGGATAAGAGTATAGATCTTTTTAAAATGCAACTAGAATGGGACGCTGTAGGAGAATGGATGTGGGAAAATAGAGAATTCTATAATGGTTTGTCAGTGCTCCCCTATGATAATGGAAGTTATGTCCAACCACCTTTTGAGGACATAACAGAAGAGGAATATAATAAAAGAATCACTACATTGCATTCTCTTGATCTAACAAAGGTTATGGAAATAGATGATAATGTAGAATTTGGTCAGACTGCAGCTTGCAGTGGAGGAAGCTGTGCCATAGAATAATATTTTCGTGTTTTCGTTTTTTTGATTAATGATTACAGGCCCAATGTTTCTACATTTAGGGCCTCTTTTTTTTGTTAAAACGAAATAAATTTATTAACTTTACAACATAAAATCAATTAAATATGGCGAAAGCAAAAGAAGTCCCAACAGAGGGCAAAGGTAAATTTCAAGATGCATTAGATAAGCTAAATAAAGCTTATGGTGTAGGAACTGTTCTAACATTAGACAGTAAAACAACAGGTGATTATGACATAATCAGTACAGGAAGTATTGGATTTGATCACGTGACATTAGGTACTGGAGGATTTGTGAAAGGAAAGATGTATGAACTTATGGGATGGGAAGGTTCAGGTAAATCAACAATTTGTGGTCATGCTGTAGCAGAGTGTCAAAAGAAAGGTGGTGTTGTTCTGTATATAGATGGTGAGCATGCTGTAGATAAACATTATTTTGAAGCATTGGGTGTAGACACAAAGAAGATGTTAATTGCTCAGCCTAGTTGTGGTGAAGAAGGTTTTAACATTGCTATGGAAATGATTCAAACTGGAACTGTAGATCTTATTATTATAGATTCAGATTCTAGTCTTATTCCTAAGAAGGTCTTAGATGGTGAGGTGGGTGATTCTTCTATTGGTAGAAAAGCATTATTGAATAGTAATGCCTATCCAAAGTTGAAAGCAGCTTTGTCTCAACATAATGTTTGTGTTATAGTTATTTCTCAGTATAGAGAAAAAATTGGTGTTATGTTTGGTAATCCTACAACAACACAAGGGGGTCATGCTCTTAAATTCTATAGCGATGTAAGAATAGAAGTTTCTAAATCTCTTGCTAAAGAAGGTGATGTAACTTATGGTAATGTCACTAAGGTGAAAGCTATTAAGAATAAAATGTCTCCTCCTTATAAGCTATCTCAGTTTGAGATTGTTTATGGTCAGGGTATTGATAAGCTTGGAGAAATCATGGAGCTTATTAACGAACATGGGATTGGTAGAAAGTATGGTAAGACAATGACTCTAGGTGTAGGAACTTTAGGTGAAACCAAGTATAACCTTGATGAATTTAAGGTAATGCTCATGGATAATGAGGAATTCTATAATTCTATCAAATCACAAATTCTTAACAAAATTAATCAAACTGAAATTTTAGAAGATGCTACAAGTGAAATTTAAAAAACTTCATGCAGATGCTAAGCTCCCTATTAAGGGGAGCGAGCATGCTGCTTGTTATGATGTATATGCTACATCATTAGTCAAAACTGGTCCTGGTAAAATGACTGTAGGATTAGGATTTGCTACAGAAATACCTGAAGGTTGGAAAGGGTTAGTTGTTCCTAGGAGCAACCTCACTAAATACAGCTGGGCTATAACTAATTCTCCTGGTCAAATAGATTGTGACTATAGAGGAGAATGGAAGGTGGTATTTACATCTCTAGCTGATCAAATATTCCCCTATGGTGTAGGAGAAAGGGTTGCTCAAATCTTTTTTGAGAAGGTGAATGATGTACAGTTTGTAGAAGTGGAAACTCTTGATGAATCTGTTAGAGGTGAGGGAGGATTTGGCAGTAGTGGAAGAACAGATGTAACTTATGCTAAACCAGATTTTGTAACCAATACAACAGCAGATGTCAAAACTAATACTAACAATTGATGAGGAAGATCTTAACATCTTTAAGAAACAATACATCAATCTAGTTGATCTTCATGACGAAATTGAGAAACTCTTTGAAGAAGGAAAGAAACTTGATAAACGTAAGAAGAAAGTTTATGCAGATTGGAAAGAAAAGATCAACTTTCTCATCACTATGTATAATGCTAGAGCAACATTTAAAACCTACAATAAAGTAAAATGAAAATACTATTTTTAGATTACGATAGTGGATTTGCATACAATAATCCAATTGCAATCTTAGTTCAAGTAAATAAATCTTTACCTAAACAAGAATTAAAAAAACTTGAATTAAGCCAACCTGGAGTTTCTAGAACAGGAGGAAATTGGAAGAGGATTATTGAAGATGCAAAAGCTATCTGTAAAGTTATAAAAGAAGGTAATAAATCTGATTTTGAAAAAGAAAATTATGATTTTGAATATGAGTTAATAACTGGTAATTATTAGTAAAATGAAATGTAAAACATGTGGTAAGAATGCTGATTTGGAATTCTATACTTGAGGCTGCAAAAGAATTAAATGTATCTTCTGGTAGTATTGGAAATGCTTTATCTAAAACAAATAGACAAAAAACTTGTAAAGGTTATAAATGGAAATATGAAAACTTGTAAAATAAAAAATTGTAATAATACTATATGGAGCAATAGACTTTGTAAAAACCATATACCCAGGAAACCACTTGCTAAGACTAAAATGATGTCAAGTTTACCACCCAAAAAACTTGACAATCAGATGTCTGAGATGAATATATTTTTCTTACAAATATGGACTAAAAGAAAACATCGTTCAGAAATAAGTGGAGATCCTCTAGGATCAGAGCCTTTAACAATATTCTTTCATCATATTCTCCCAAAAGAAAAATTTCCTCAAGCAAAATTTGATGAAGATAACATAATTCTTCTTACCTTTGATGAACATAACAATGTAGAAGGTGATATATACAAATATGAAGAGGTAAATGAAAGACGTAAACATTTAAAACTTAAGTATGAAAGAAACTAATAGAGAACGTAAGCAAGACATTAAATACAAAATCACCCTTAATGAAGAACAAAAAGAAGTTAAGAGGTTGATTCTTGAGAATCAGATAGTTGTAATCACTGGTAGAGCTGGTTGTGGTAAGAGCCTTGTAAGTGCACAATGTGCTCTAGACTTCCTCTTTAAGAAGCAATGTGACCAAATCCTTGTAACTAGGGCTGCTGTAGAAGTGGGTCATTCATTAGGCTTCCTACCTGGTTCTCTTAATGAGAAGTTTGATCCTTATTTAGAAGCATTCCAAGAAAACTTAGTTAAGTGCTACGATAAGGTGAAGGTGGAAGAGCTTATTAGAGATAAGAAAGTGTTAGCCCTTCCTGTACAGTTCATTAGAGGAAAGACTGTTGATGATGTTCTTGTTGTAGAGGAAGCTCAAAATCTTACAAAAGCTGAGATGTTAGCCATTCTAACAAGACTAGGTAAAACTGGTAAAATCATTATCAATGGAGATAATGAACAAAAGGATATTAGAGATGAGTTTAATGGACTTAGCTATGTCATAGACCTTTCTAAGAAGATTAAGGAGATTAAATGGATTAAGCTTAAGCACAATCACAGAAGTGATCTTGTTGGAAAGATTTTACATATAGAATATGGAAAACCATAAACATATGAAAGGATACATTTATAAAATAACAAGTCCATCTAATAAAATTTACATTGGTCAAACTATAGATATTGATATTAGAAAAAATAAATATAAATATCTAAACTGTAAAAATCAAACAAGATTATATAGATCTCTTTTAAAATATGGATGGGAAAATCATGTATTTGAAATTATAGAAACAATAGAGACTAATGATATAAATCAATTAAATTCTTTAGAAATAGAATGGATATCTAAATTAGATTGTTTTAATACAGGATTAAATTGCACATTAGGTGGACATGGTACTTCTGGTAGAAAATGTTCTAAAGAAACCAAACTTAAAATGAGAAATTCTCAACTTGGTAAAAAACAATCTATAGAAACTATAGCTAAAAGAGTAGTTAATTTAGTAGGTAAAAAAAGAGATAATACTTTTAAAGAAAAATTAAGAAAAGCTCATACTGGAAAAATACTTTCTGAAGAAACTAAAGAAAAAATTAGAAAACATAATATTGGAAAAGTTTTAACAGAAGAACACAGACAAAAAATAACAGAAGGATTAAAAAGAAGGTATCAGCAAAAGAAAGAAAATAAATTATAAACCAAAAAATAAACCAAATGCAAAATCAATTTTTCTACACCAGAAAAGAACTGGTAAGTGGAACACCAGAGAATCCTGAGTTTAAAGAATTCAGAGACAGTCTTAACATTAACAAGATAGTGAGAAGTGTCACTATGGAAGATGGTCGCATCTTAGTTTTATTAGATGACATCCATGAGAGATCTAGAGATGTTGAAGATATTGATCTTAAAACTAATAAGATGAAAGGATACAAGAGACAAAGAGATGTGTTTCAATCAGAGATTTATTTAGATCCAGCTGATGCTGAAAGATTTGTTAAACTTACATCTATAGGATAATGAACAACACTCCATTAATTTCTGCTAAATGCATAACTTATGGAAGGGTAGATACGTTGGAGGAATCGCTTCATAGCTTCCTCCAACAAGACTATCCTAATAAGGAAATGATCATTGTTAATGACTATCCTTTACAGAAGCTTATGTTTGATCACCCACAGGTGAAGATTATAAACCTGGATTATACATTCAGTAATATTGGTATGAAGGAAAACTTTGCTATGGAGCATTGCTCTGGAGATATTATCTGCCAGTGGGACGATGATGATGTAGCCCTACCAAATCATCTTAACAATGTAGTTAAACATATGACTGATGATACTAATATATTACACTGGGAAACAGGAGTGTTATGTCATGTTACAGGTATTGAAAAAGTTACATGGATAGGTAATTCTGGTATTGTCTTTAGAAAATCTGCATGGAAAGCTATAGGAGGACATCCTAAAGAAAATGCAGGATATGATATGACATTTATAGAAGCACTTCATGCTTATGGAGGAAGAAAGTTTGTAAAAATGCCTGATGATGAAGCTAGTTGGTTTTATATGTGGGGAGGAAGAGGCTATCATATGAGTGGACAAGGAGATGATGTTCCTGGAAAAGCTAATATAATACAAAGACATTCTTTACATATAGAAAATCTTAGAAACCAAGGAAAAATCCCTACAGGAGATGTTATATTAAAACCACATTGGAATCATGATTATGTAAAAATGTTAGAAAATTTTATATTAAAAAAGTAGTGAATCTTTAATTATTTGAGGAAGTTTTTCTAAAGAACCTTTATGTTCTTCAAACACTTTTTTTACTATATTTTTATTATCAGTGGAATATCTCCAAAATACACTTTGATATATTTTATTTGATTCTTGATTATTTTTTAACATAAGATCTTTACAACATTTACCTGTATCAATTAAATAGATGTTTGCATCAATTTTTAAAT